AACACACTGGCTTGCAAGACTTCTACTAACCTTTCGATGGATGTCGCAGTTAGTATTCAATGTGTTCTTATATGGTGCTCCTTGCTGGTAACGATCCAGCGTCTATACATTACCAATGTATTATAATACCTTTATACTAAAAGAGCAAATTGGTGCGACCGGAGAGATTCGAACTCCCGACTCCTAAGTTCGTAGCCTAGTACTCTATCCAGCTGAGTTACGGTCGCATTGATTGGTATTCCGTATGGGTTTTGATCCCATCTCAATAGTTTGAAGGACTATCGGCCACGCCAGCTGCCTCACGGAATATAAAATAACAGGATAGTTTTGTCGATCAGGACAATAAACAATTTGAGTGATCTGAGTTATTTGCAGAACCTATCCTTAAACTGGTACCTAGTGTAGGAGTCGAACCTACGACATTCCGCTAATCGGGCAGACGTTCTTCCGCTGAACTAACCAGGTGTAATATTGGTGGAGATGCCGGGATTCGAACCGCGGACAAGAACTTTTACAGAGTTATAGCTAGTTGATTGCAGAACTTATTCTTGTCAGAATAATTTTTTTGCTTTGCTATGCTACCATTACATCACATCTCCGAAACTTGGTGCGGGGTAAGGGAGTCGAACCCTTGACTGAAAGTTGGCAACCTTCAATTTTTCCGTTAAACTAACCACGCATAATAAAACAGGATACGCTTTTTTTCACCATAAGAAAAGTTTTTAATTTTGCTGAAAGTATCCTAAAACTGGTGCCCCATGACAGAATTGAACTGCCGTATCCTGATTACAAAACAGGCGTAATACCGTTATACGAAAAGGGCATAAATTGGCTCCGTATCTGGGTAACGATCCCAGCTAGTCATTGATTAACAGTCAAGCCCATGCACCATGCTCGGGTTCTACGGAATAAATTACTGGTAAATGCTTAGTTGGGACTCTTACCCCAGTGTTTCTCAACCTTTTCGGGGCTGACGCAGTATACACTGCAAAGACGACCGCATTACCATGATCGTCTACTGTTTACTTTGTGGCTCTTGCTTTCCACTTGATTCTTGGCAGGGGAGATGGGATTCGAACCCATGATGACGATTTCAAAGACCGTTGCCTTAGGCCACTAGGCGACACCCCAATATGTTTGTTAACACACTCTTTCGAATGTGTGTATTGAAACACACTCAACATTACACCCTTGATTCGCTACTGCTACTAGGGGCGTGTTCTAATGTGTTTCAATACGCTACGATTTTTCATCTCACAAAAGAGACTTCATCCCGTAGGCCGCCCGTTCGTCCATGTTTTAAGTGCAGACTAGGTCCTCGTTACCTATACACACTATCTAACTCTCCACTACGCAACTTTGTAGTTGCTTCTTAATTAACCCTTAGTATAACAGAGTATCCATTTACTGTCAAACTCTGCTTGTTGTTTTTATACAACTGGAAACCCCTGAGACTTTTTAGTTTCCCAGGGGTTGAATAAATTTTGTTATGATGTAACTAGTTAATCCACTCCCCGGGTCCCTCTTTGATTATCATTCCCGCGAATACTTGTAGGATATGATACCGCAAAGGCCGCTAAGGTCTCTATAGACCATAGCCCCGTATGTTTCGGCATGTAACAAGTTTTATTCATCATAGTATTCTATTTAGTCCTGGTTAAAAATAACTGCAAATTACATAGTGTTTTTTGCTGTTTATGTGTGTATTGTATAGTAGTTTTGAGAAGAAGTCAACCTTCAGTTTACCCAAAACACAAAAATACAACACATCCTAATATATATTAAATATTCGTATGAGTAAAGAATTTAAAATCTACAAATACGAGATTGTCTATCTTAGCTATGATGAGCCCAATGCACAAGCAAATTGGGAAGATTTGTTAAAAAAAGTTCCATATGCTAGGCGTGTACACGGAATCAAAGGTAGTGACGCTGCACACAAAGAAATAGCAAAATATACCAGCACCGAAAGAGTTAATATTATAGATGGAGATAACATCATTGATGAAAATTTCCTACATCAAATACTTACACTTGACGATTCAGTAGATGAATCTAAAACAGTCTTTAGTTGGCCTAGCAGAAATATAATCAACGGATTATTATATGGCAACGGCGGAATTAAATGCTGGCCAGTGCAAGCAATACTTGATATGCGTACACATGAAAATGCAGAACCAAATGACCCCAAAACTCAAGTGGATTTCTGCTGGGCACTGAATTATATGGCAATTGATAAATCTTATTCAGTAGTATATAATAATACTAGCAAATTACAAGCCTGGCGCTCTGGATTCCGTGAGGGAGTAAAAATGAGTTTAGACAATGGAAACAAAGTCGATGATTTATCTGACTTAAACATAGGAAATCTGAACCGATTGCGTATTTGGATGACTACTGGTATAGATGTTGACAATGGGATATGGGCTATATTAGGTGCTAGACAAGGGTGCTATAAAACACAATATACAAATTGGGACTATACTCAAGTACGGGACTTTGATTACTTAAATGAATTGTATAACTCCACAGTTGAACAAATGTCGGTAATGGATGCAATAAACGAATGTAAAACTTTAGGTCACATTATCCCAATATGTGAACCATTTACCAGTGAGCAAAGTAAGTTTATCAAAAGCATAGAGTTTAATCCTGATAGACAACTTAAAACAATACACTCAGTTGATACTATCAACGAATATGAGTATGACATTGTTATGGTTACTTACAATGAGACCAACGCTGAAGAAAATTGGTCTAATCTTAAGAACAGATTTCCAAGAGCAAAACGAGTTGACGGGGTTAAAGGAATACACAATGCACATGTTGCTGCTGCTAAACTAGCACGTACTAAGATGTTCTGGGTAGTTGATGGTGATGCTGTCATAAACAAGAACTTTCATTTTGATTATATCGTGCATCCAAACAAGATGGATCATGTTCATGTTTGGCGTAGCAAGAATCCAGTCAATGATTTAGAGTATGGGTTTGGCGGAGTCAAACTATTCCCTAGAGAAATGACTCTTAATATGGACATGAGTAAGCCTGACATGACCACAAGTATCAGCACTAAGTATAAGCCTGTCTTTGAGGTAAGTAATGTAACAAGTTTCAACACTGATCCATTTAGTGCTTGGCGTAGTGCTTTCAGAGAATGCTGTAAGTTGTCAAGCAAAGTAATTGACAGACAGAACGACAATGAAACAGTAGAAAGATTGGATACTTGGTGTACCATAGGTAGTGATAGACCACACGGTTACTATGCTATCACTGGAGCAACTGCCGGTAAAAAGTACGGTGAAAGTAACATGGGTAATTTAGAAGCATTAAAAAAAATTAATGACTTTGTTTGGTTAAAGGAAATATTTGATGCCAATTAATTGGACTGATGATAAAGATGTGTTTGGAAGAATGTTTGTTCTTACCAATAATAGTCTGTTCAATCAATTACGCAATGCAGTTGACAACGAAGGGGCAGAGTTGTCCGATGCACTAAGCTGGGGACAATAAAAAAGTAAACGATGGTTAGTATCTGAATTAGAAAAATTAAATTTAGATTTAGGAACTATTTTTTTATGTGCCGGTTGGTATGCTACCTTAGCATCAATGCTATTTGATAGCAGTTGTAAAATAGATAAAATTCGTAGCTTCGATATTGACCCGTCATGTGAAAGAATAGCAGAAACTATAAACAGAGAAAGAGTAAAAAACAGCTGGAAATTTAAAGCAGGAACATTAGATATACAAAATTTGATTTATGAAAATTTTAGTTACATAACACATAGATATGACGGTAGCAAATTAGAATTAACTGATTCTGCAAATACTATCATCAACACTAGTTGCGAACATATACAAAATTTTGATGTTTGGTACAATAAGATACCCAGTGGTAAAATAGTTATACTTCAAACTAATAACTTTATTGAAATAGAAGAACATGTAAATTGTTCCAATAGTTTAGAAGAATTTAGAATTCAAACACCTATGTCTATTGAATTATACGAAGGTGAATTAGTTTTCCCAGATTACACTAGATATATGAGAATAGGTTATCGATAACTTATTATTTCTATAACAGTTTGATAAGTATTTTATATACCCCATGCTAAAAAGACGTTAAATACTAACAGTATTTATTGTGGTACCGCAAACTTAAAAAATACAAATTAAAAACGTATGTACAAATTATCAGATATAAAACGAGTTCACTTAGAAATAACTCAACGTTGCCAAGCTGCTTGTAGCATGTGTGATAGAAACATGAATGGGGGGAAAATAAATCCACATTTAGATTTAAGCGAATTATCACTAGTTGACATAAAAAAAATTATGTCCCCTGAATTTATTTCACAATTAGTAAGTATGCAACTATGCGGGAATCACGGTGACCCTATTATAGCCGAAGATACGTTAGAAGTGCTGGAATATGTTCGTGAACACAATCCTAAAACTTTTATAACTATGAATACTAATGCGGGTGCTAGAGATACTGATTGGTGGACTAAATTAGCTAAAATAATTAATAAAAAAGGAGTTGTTATTTTTAGTGTAGATGGGTTAGAAGATACTAACCATTTATATAGGCAAAATGTGCAATGGCACATTGTTGAAAGGTCCATGCATGCCTTTATTAGTGCAGGTGGTAGGGCAAGATGGGATTTTTTAGTATTTGATTTTAATCAGCATCAAGTTGAACAAGCAAAATTATTGGCAGAACAATGGGGATTTGAAAAATTTGTAGTTAAAAAAAGTGCAAGATTTTTAACCGGAAATATGTTTCCAAAAGAGTCTCATCAAGCAGTAAATCGCAAAGGTGAAAAAACTATAGAGATTAAAAAACCATCAGAAGAATTACAAAATTCAGCACTTAAAAATCAAGCTAATATAATTAAAAAATATAATTCAATGGATGAATACTATGATGTGGCAGAAGTTTCATGTAGAGTAAAAAACGAAGGCAGTATGTATATTAGTGCAGAAGGTATAGTATTGCCTTGTTGCTGGACAGCAGGTAGAATGTATAAGTGGTGGCAAGCAGATCCAAAAGTTGAACAGATTTGGGAATTTATTGACAGAGCAGGTGGAAAAGATTCGTTGAATGCAAAACTGTTTGGATTAGAACATGTGTTTTCAACTGGAATATTTGAAGATATAGAAGCAAGTTGGAATAAACCAAACTGTAGTGAAGGTAAATTAAAAGTATGCGCTATGAAATGTACAAAAGAGTTTGATGTAGTGGAATCGCAATATGACAGATAAAACAAAACTATCACCCACTTTTTGTGCATTACCCTGGATGCATCTAAGTAGTAGACCTGACGGCAAGATGCGTACTTGTTGTACTAGTAATGCTAGTTCTGTGCAAGACCCTGATTCTAACTTAAAGATTGGCGGCGGAGAAGTTGGAGTAGTACGAAACGATGATGGAATACCTGCTAACTTTAATCATACTAGTCTAGAAGAAGCATGGAACTCTAGTTATATGCGTAATGTACGCAAGATGATGTTGCGAGGAGAAAAACCAGCAAGTTGTTTAAAATGCTACAAGGAAGAAGATGCAGGTCATCTAAGCAAACGTAATTGGGAAACTAATTATTGGGCTGACAGATTTGATTTGAATGAATTGATAGCCGAAACTGACAACGATGGCAAGATTCCACCAAAGATACGTTATATTGATTTACGTATGGGAAGCAAATGCCAATTAGCTTGTGTCATGTGCAGTCCACATGATAGTTCTGGTTGGATCAAAGAATGGAACTCTATATTTCCAAAGATACAAAATGATAAATTAAAAAATACAAGTCAATGGGAAAACAAAGGACAGAACGACGGTGCTAGTTATAATTGGCATAAAAATAATTCAAAATTTTGGAATGACTTATACGCACAAATTCCACATATGTATCAATTATATTTTGCCGGCGGTGAGAGTTTGATAATCGAAGAACACTATGATTTGCTTGAAGAATGTATTAAAAGGGGATATGCTAAAAATATAGAATTACGTTATAACTCAAATGCAGTTGAATGGCGTGATGATTTATTTGACCTTTGGAAAGAGTTCAAACGAATTAGATTTCATTATAGTATAGATGCATACGGTGAACAAAATGACTATATAAGATACCCCAGTAACTGGAAACACCAAGAAGAAGTATTTTGGAAATTAGACAATACTGCACCCCAAGTAGAAATTACCACAGCAACTACACTCATGGCATTGAATGTAGGTACTATCCCAGAGTTTACTAAATGGAAAATAGAGCAAGGATTTAAGAAGATTAATCGCTGGCCTTTGGGTGCAGGTGGAATAAATATGCACTTTGCTTATTGGCCACCGCAACTCAATGTAAAAGTATTGCCAGCTAGTGTTAAAAAAACTATCACTGAAAAATATGAAAACGAGTTCTATCCATGGATAGATGAAAACTGGAACAAATTTACTGGGGTAGCTGAACAAGGGATATCTAAAGAAACATTTTTAGAAAACCCATATGGCATAAAAAGATTTAAAGGGATAATTAATTTTATGAATTCTGAGGATTGGAGTCAACGTTTGCCCGAAACTAAAGAATACATCAATTTAATAAATGCACAGCGAGGATGGAATGATAAATTCTTGCAGGTATTTCCTTTGTTTGAAGAAATAATGAGGTAATTTAATGAGTAATTGTACATTCTGTCCACTTCCGTGGAACAGTAT